TCCGATACATGTCCTATAAATAACTAAAAAGCGTAATGGCAGCGAGACCGCAAGTAAAAGATTGGAATACACCAAATTTAAATAAACCCGAAGAATATTCTTCCAGATTTGTTCAGGATGGAAAAACGTATGGTGTCGTAGTTAATGTTGCCACTGGTCAAAGACAACTATATTTCGAAGGTCCTTTTGGACTATCAAGGTCATTATTACAAACAACAAATGCAGATGGAAGTATAGTTCCCCCAAATGAACAAACTCAAAGAAATCTTGACGATTTTAAAAGAACACAGGGAGGAAATGAAGCACTACAGAAAGCACTAAACACAACAAGAAAACAAGCATTCTTCATTATAGAAGAGGCATCAACACCCGAAGAAAAAGAAGAATTAAGCAAAGAAAAAGAGTATAAAGGTTTTCAATATCAAAAAGAAAACCCAAACAGTAGTGCTCAAGTTACATTTATAAACTTTGATACAGAAAATGTTTCAACTAAATCCCCAATACCAAAAGGAGATTTAGTTACTTATCCAAATGATATAAAAGACACTAAACAAGATAGAATTAAAATTACTGCGGTATCTTTAGCGCAAAGAAGAATTCTAAATCCAATCGAATACAAAGCTGTTGGTGGAGATGTTTATGTTTCTATTCAAGGACCAATTTCAGATACAAATTTAGTTGGGTGGGGTGATAGTAAAATTGGTCCAGTAGAATCTACACTATTTAACTTAGGTAGTGGCCTTTTGAAGGATGAAAAGGGTGGCATGGATTCGGCAACAGCTGAAGCAAAGAAAAAGGTAAACGAGTTTCTCCCAAGTAGTGCTGATGTTATAGCGGCTCAAGCAGCAAGTGGAAACATGGACTTGTTTACAAGAGCAACTCAACAAGTATTCAATCCAAACCTCGAATTAATCTTCAAAGAACCAAAGCTTAGGCAATTTTCATTTACTTTCAAAATGACCGCAAGAGATGAACCAGAAGCAAATGATATTAAAAGAATTATAAAATACTTCAAGTATCACATGGCAGTGAAAGGAAAAGGAGGAGATTTATTTTTAAAAGCACCAGATGTATTTTGGATTGAATATCAAAAGGGAACTGGTGAAACACACCAATCACTAAATCTAATTGCTCCAGGTGAAGTAAAACGAAAAGCATGTGCTCTACAAACTTTTAATGTAAATTATACTCCTTTAGGAACATACATGACTTATGATGATAAAGAATGTACAATGATACAATATGATTTACAATTTGCATTTAGCGAAATCACTCCAATCTATCAAAGTGATTATGAAGAAGCACCAGGAGAAACTCACTCAATAGGATACTAGAATGGCAAGACAATATTTCAGACAAGTTCCAAACTTCAAATACGTTGATAGAAATTACAACAGTAAAAACATTGGTAATTTTACTGAAGTAAAAAACTTATTTAAAAGAGTTAAAATTCGTGATGAAATTTTTGAGAACTTAAACTTCTTTAGTCCATATTCTATCATTGGTGATGAGAGACCTGATAGTGTTGCATATAAACTTTATAATGACTCAAACTTAGATTGGATAATTCTTTTAGCAAATAACATTCTCAATGTTTATGATGAATGGCCTATGGCAAATGAAAACTTTGATAACATTATGCTTGAAAAGTATGGTTCTTACGAAGCATTAAACTCTATTTCTCACTACGAAACCGAAGAAGTTAAAAATTCCGTAGGAAAAGTAATCGTTCCTGAAGGCATTCGTCTTTCTTCAAATTTAGTCGTTGATTATCGCAAAACAATTATCGATGAAGATGGTGGTTACATTGCAAATCCAGATTATGAAAATAAAGTTCCTTATTTTGTAGAGTTTTATGATGAAGGAACTGGTAATGATGTCCTCGTTGCAGACATTACTAATCCAATTACCTTCAAAGAAGTAGAAGAGAGAAAAGAAAATCAAAAAAGACAAATTTATGTTCCGAAAAAAGAATACATTCCTATCATATTAGATGACATTACTAGAATTATGAAATACAAAAAAGGTGCCACCCAGTTCTTGAGTGACACCTTAAAGCAAGGAGATAATATTAAACTCTATAGTTGATCAGTCATCCATAAGTCCTTGGAACTTCGCCATGATGTCGTCATCGTCATCAGAACTTGAACTGAGATTATCCAGTTCTTGCTTCATAGAGGCAGGAAGTTCGGAGGGTTGCTTACTCTTACGGTAAGACGCTTCCAGTTCTTCTGTAACATCATCTTCCTTAGTACGCTTTGGCATATAGGACTCATACTCTTCCTCTTCATCGTGTGATGCAGACTTAGGAGCAACTTTATCAAGTCCCAGAACCATGTTCAGACGCTTCTGAAGTTCATCATAGGTCTTGAACTTATCCTGAGAAACCAGGTCAGCAAGAGAATACTCTTTCTTCCAGATTGCTTCCATTGCATCGTCATCATCCAACAGAGCAGAAGGAGAACCAAACTCAGAGTTATCATAGTTCCAGTATCCATCCTTCTTCACAATCTTCAGTTTGAAGTTTGCACCTTCCCAGAAGTCAAAAGGATTGATTGGTTCTTCATCATCAAACTCAGGTTGCATTGCAGTAAGAATCTTATCAAAGATTTTCTTACCATACTTAAAGAGAAAAACTTTGCCTTCATTCTCAGGATGCAGAGGATCCCTCACAACATAAATGTTGGAGTAATAAGACAGTTTACGCTTCTGCTTACGAACAGTATCCTTATCAGCATCGCTTCCACTGTTCCACAGTTCACGATTGTAATCTGATACGGGATCTTTTTGCCCCAGAGTGGTCAAAGAGTTCTCGATGTACCAACCACCAATTCCTTGGAATCCATGTGCAAACAGTTTTGCGTATGGAAGATCTTCTCCTTCAGGGGGAGGAAGGAAGCGAATCACTGCACTACCAGTTCCACCTTTACCCATTTCTGGTTTCCAGAAACGTTCATCAGCACCGCCTGAACTCTTATTGGACTTCTCTACTTCTTTTACCAACTTCTCAGTAAGAGAACCCAGACGGGATTGTTTTTTAAGATCTGCGAAAGACATTTTGTTACCTCGTATTGTACGTATTTGGCCTTTGTGGATTAGCTTTGGTGCGGATTTCCTAGCCGCTGAATGTATTATAGTCTGCTTATAATTGCTTGTCAATCTCCTTTTTCATTGTTTCCAGAAGTTTCTCCATGTTTCCAAACATGTATGAGATGTCCATTCCTTCTTGCAGTCCCATCATTTTAGCAGAATCTATAATTCGTTCTTTCATTTCTTTTGCTTCTGGATCATCAGAAAGACTCATGCGTGTGTAGAGAACTCTTTGCTTCTCAAGAAGTTTTTGTAAGAGGTTTACATGCTTTATTTTCTGGTCTTTATCCATACGATAAAACTCGAAGACATTACCATAAACGTCTTCTTGCAGTTCAGAAATTTCTGCAAGTTCTGCTCTTACCATTTCTGAGTCGAAAAAACTCACGATACACACTCCTTTAAAATTTTTTTGTATTTGAATATATCAATATGTATGAATGGAGAGTATTTACGAATTCTCATGGAAATAAATTCCCAGATAGGATCTTTTAGTTTCTTATCATAAGTCTTCCGAAGACCCAAAAGTTTATCTAAGATTACCAAAGTTTCTAGAGTAATTTCTTTTCTTAGATACTTTTTAACAATTAATGGATGAGAAGTACCGTTGACTTCAAATAATTTTTGTGTGTCACTATCTGAAAAAAGTTCGTAAACATCGGATTTAAACACATAAGAAAGTGCTTGATTTTTTTTCTTCCATTCGGTGTAAGAAGATTCACCAGTTTTAATAATCTCACCAATCCAAAGAGATTGTGGATCATCACAAGATGCAAAGTTAGATACAAAGAATTCCATAATCTCTTGATCACTCTTCTGGCGACTCATCTTTTCAAAAAAGAATCTATCCTTTCTTTTGTAAAATGATTGAAGTGATGATCTAGTTTTTCCATGATACTTATGATAGTCGTAACTATCTTTCGTAAAATGATTTTTCAATGCTAAGTATGTTTTATAGCAGTTATGAGGATCCAATTTCAAAATTTTAATCTAGCTCTCGATGTTCGTTTAAGGAAATTAAGATCAATTGCTTCGCATTTAATCTTTTCTTTGAGGGGTTTTGGAATTAGTTTAGGAACGGACTCCAAATCAATTTTATTCTTTTCGCAAAAGAAAATTATAGCATCAATGTAACTCATGCTTTCTTCTTTTACAACTACTTCAATTTCTTGAGCGAATTTTGAAGGGCAAAGAAACTTTGACTCAATCTCTTTTGATAGTTCTTTTTTGTAGTCTATTTCCATTAATTTTATTAAGTCGATTGGCAAAATGTCTCTCCCATAATTTAATCAAATGTTACCATAATAACATACTTTGGTCAAGAAGTCTTATCGTTTACAAACTTATTGATGTATTCAATTAACATACGAAGGTATTTTTTCTTATCTCTCTCTTCGTATACTTCAACTTCTCCGTTTTCACATGCCATAATAATCACAAATTTCTTGACTGAAAGTCCAGTCAGTTCGTGAAGCATACAAGCATAAGCACAACACTGAACAAAGTATCCATCAATCCACTCTCGCGGTTTTGGTTTTGCTGATGTCTTAAAATCGACGATTGCTAGTTCTCCATCAAACTCAGCAATACAGTCTACAGTCCCAGCAATACCAAGAACAGTGCTATACAATGCTCCCTCTAGAGCATGAATGTTATTTATACGATTTAGAGTTGGTTTAGAAATCTTGAAAAGAAGTTCTGAAAGTGGTTGAACTGAAGGAAGTTCTTCATTTTTCAGAAAGTGTTCAATCAGTGTATGGGTATCTGTCCCACGACTGGTTGCTCTCTTAGTAATCTTATCTGCTTCTTCTACACCAACTCTTTTTCTCCATTTATTAAAGAAGTCTTTTTTATAATGACTAATAACAGAAGTAATGGATACAAATTTTTGGAGTTCTTCTTCACCTTTTACTTTGTAAAAACGAACTCCATCAATGTGCTCCCTCTCAAGTTGAGGGAGATTCAAATCAACATGTTCAAAAATCATAAATCCAGTTGTGTTTTAAGTTCCTCTTTTGCAACTAAGTATTCTTTACATAGACCAGAACGAACAATGTCCTCAACACCAAATTCAATAATATCAACTGATGGCATTGACTGAAGAATTCTCATGAAGTCAATGATTCCATTCTTTTCCCTTTCTTTGATGAGGTCTGTTTGAGTTGCGTCTCCACAGAACATAATCTTAGAGTCTTCTCCAACACGAGTGATAATTGAATCAAGTTCGTGGAAATTTAAGTTCTGGAATTCATCAACAATGATAATTGCCTTATCAAGTGTAGTACCCCGAATAAATGAGGTACTCCAGAATGAAATAGTTCCTTGTGTTTTCAGATTTGCAAAAAGCATTTCTGCTGCTGCTTCATCTGCCATCTCAAACATGTATTTTACCATGTTCTTGTAAGGAATTTGATAAAGAGATGATTTATCTTCATGATCTCCAGGAAGAAAACCAATCTCTCTAGTAGCAACAAGAGACCTTACGATGTAAATTTTTTCATAAGGTGTCTTTACATCAAGAACATCTAAAAGTGCATTATAGAGTGTGATAAAAGTCTTACCTGTACCAGCAGCACCATAAGCAACGATGTTTTGATCTTTACTGTACTTATCAAATAACTCTTTTTGATTATCAGTCAAAGGATCAATCTTTTTAATAAAGTCTAGATTGATCGGTTTCTTTCTTTTCATAACACGATTACTCATACCATATGGAACTGTACTTGTGCTGATACCTGATGACTTTTTTCTTGGCATATTTTAAAATTAAATTTTCTTTACGTTTGCTTTTGGAGATTTGCTTACTTTATTAAGCACTTCATTCCACCCTGGATGCTTATTGACGAGTTTATCCCTCCACTCACCTACGTCAGTAGCCATAGGTGCGGTAGAAGGATCAGACCAATCCCGTTTCCATTCGGGATTGTCTTTACACCACTGCGTCCATTCATGAACACTCAACTTCACTTCTTTTTGTTCACCAGTCTCTTTATGGACTACGGGATATGTTGCCAAAATTCATTCTCCTGAATAACGTATACGTTATTTATGGACTAAGTTTTGCCCTATGAAGACGCTTGGTCTCATAGTAATCCCAAACCTCTGGTGCCCATTCTTGAATGATAGGACACATTTGCTCACAGAGTGCCTGAATCTCAAGTTGTGCATCAAGTTTTGACCGAAGGTCAAGGAAATGCAATACAGAACGAAGGTTGAATGAAACTACAAAGTCCTGACGGATTCCTTGGGGAAGATAGTCACGGATGTGTTCCTCACACCTACCTTGCTCATAGTCATTTGCATACTCCTTACACGCAGCCAGAGCGAGTCCCAGCTTCCTTTCACGGTCTTCTTCAGTCCAATCATACTTCTTACCCTTACGGTTGGTGTAGAACCCCGCAGGACGCACGTAGAAGACATCCTCAGGTCTCAGTTCACCCTCTGCAACCTTGAGAACACGACGACCAGTGTATCGTTGCGACTGGACATCAAAACTCACACCCACACGATGAGTTCTTGCCTGAACCATCACATTATGAACGTAACCACTCACATTCAAAATCAGTCCAGGATGCTCCAAAGGACCATAGTGTCCTCTATCGTTTGCAAGCAACTGCTCTACAATCCACTTCCCTGCCTTCTGTTCTTCTGGTGGAGTTTTAGTGTAGATAGGTTCTTCTGAGTAATCTTGCTTTCCCGCATACCATACAATCTGTTGAGGATTTGGGATTGCTCCAAGACTTACAACCTTGAGATTCTGGTCCTTTTCAAGAAGATCTTTTGCTTTTACTGGTTTCATCCTTCGTTCTCTTTCCTCACAAATTTACGACACTTTTTAACTTCTTTCAGTTCATCTTTAATCATCTGGTATGCGTCTTCGGCACTAATACGCTTAGACACTTCCATAGCAGTGATGATTTCAACTCTAGTACCAAAATGCTTTAATGCTTCTTCAAAACAATCTAATTCTTCGTACATTACGGTTCCTCGTAATAATCAGGTTCATAACTTTCACCTTGTTTCATTCCAGAAATAAGTTCATCAAGTTTGACCACATTAGTTTCTTCACCAATCTCAATCTTTAGAAGACTGACTAGAGACTCCATGTTTCTAACAATCAGTTTTACTTTTTCTACATCCATAATAAAAAGTTCACTCCATCCATTTTACATAAAAAAAGGAGGGTAGTCAACCCTCCAAATAGACTATTCTAAAATCCTCCGACATATCCGCTTACAAGTTGCCTGATCATCATCACACTCAATCAAACAATCATAATAATCATTGATCATCTCCGCCTCCTCCATGCTTT